CTTCATAGTCTGCGCATCAATAATGGGCTTCATTTCTCTGTCTGCAGGTGTTGGTGCAATAGTTACTGCAGGGTCGGTTCGTGGGTCATCCATTCTAAGTCCACCAACCATAGCACCGGGGTCAGTCATTGAAAAATCTCGTGAAGCTTCAAAAGCTTGTAAAGGATTTACCATATTAGGCTGAGTGTAATCAACTACCAATTGCTCTGTAACAGGGTCAGGACTACCAAAAATATTCATATTGTCCGTTCCGCTCAATCCTAATCTATCCCATAATGTTCCGTGAAATGCCATAATTCTCCTAGTAAGGGTCTTCTACCCCGATATTATCTATTGTTCCGTAACTATAATCACCTGTACCACCTGATGTGGTGTAACTTCCTTCATCCCACGGTGAGTCTGAGCCTGCTGCTCCACCATCTTGTCCGAATAGTCCTTGTCCTGTAGGTGTTCCAAACAACCCACCCCACCAAGATTCAGGGTCTGTGTAAAAATCGTGAATCCCACCAACTACAGTTCCCGGTCTAGCATCAGGCTCAAAAAACGCCTTCAATTCTCTTGCTGCTCCGAATACAGGAATTGCATACTGCAACCCTCTATCTAGTAGTCCACCTGTTTCTCCAAGGCCTTCAAGAATCCCTGTCTCATCTACTTGTGTAATAGGTTGAGTCACAGAAGTAGGGGATTGATTTATAACCGTTGCTTCTAGCACAGGCTCTTGATAAAGGTCTACCACTTCAGGCTCTTGATAAACCTCAATAGGCGCAATGTCGTATTGCGAAGCTAACTTATTTGCTGCCTCGACTCTACTAAAGCCAAGTTCTGCCATCGACTTATAGTAATCACTGAACAACCCGTCTTCAAGCGCCATCTTTTACCTTAATTCAGCATATTTAACAGCATAGTAGCCGTTATCCATTTTAATAACCGCATCAGGGAATAGCTTTTTAGCTTCCTGTGCAATTACACCTATTGTGTGATTCATATCAGCGCCAAACTTCTCAGCGCCTTCTTTCCAATCCCATTGATAAATGTTAAGTCCTGACTTTAATTTACCCATCTTCTTGATGTTTGTTTTAAGTCTTATATCAGACGCTGCTGCAAACGGTGCTGCTGCAGTGGCTGCAAGAGTTAAATAATCAAATAAACCCGGGTCTCTCGACTGTGTTGTTGTTTGTGGGACAGGTGCTGCACCTAATGCAGCGGTAGGGTAAGCCAATCCTTGTGCAGGGTGTCCTGTATATCCTGCCCATCTATTCTTAGCTGCATCAATAAGCGCTTGATTCATCACTTGTTGTTGTTGACCTTGCTGTGCTAAATTATGTGTGACAGTTTGACCCATGCCGAAGCCTAAGTTAGAAATATTAGCTAATTGACCGGCTGCACCTAGTCTTTGTTGTGCGCCTTGTAAACCTGACTGAACATTTCCTTGGTCTGCTGCCATTCTATTCTGAATATCAGATAATGCTGCTTGTTGAGCTTGTTGGTATCCTGCTTGTCTTAATCCTGCTGATGAACTTGCTAATTGCTCTGCAACACCACGACCCATTTCACCCATAGCAATACCATGTCTTGCTCCACCAAATGATTTAGCTGCTTGAGCTTGAGCTCCTAACGCATCCAAACCTATATCTGCACCTCTTAGGATGTCAGCTTGGTTTGTATCAATAACTTGCTGCGTATAAGGATTCATGTATGCAGACATGTCAGTGCCTGATAACTGACCTGCTGTTACCTGAGAAGGATTGTAAAGCATGCCACCTGCTGATGCAGTTCCTGCGCCTTGGATTCCTTGTGCTGCTAACTGATTTATATTAGGGTTTGTTGCTATTCCGCCTGCTTGTGGTCCACCTGCCATAATTTACTCCTAACTAAATAATGATGCGTATCTCTGAGCATCTGTTGGTTGTGCTGCTGACATTTCTGCTTTAGCTTGTTCATACATAGGCATACCTGAGTAACCTTGTGTTCCATCTGCATAAGTAGTTGCTGTTGGCATCCCTTGCGCTGCTGTTAAAGTTCCGGGAGCTTGCAAGCCAAAGGCTTCTGCTGCACCTATATTCTGTTGCATTACTGCTGTCTGTGTTGGGTTAAAACCTGCTACATCAGGGCCATACCACGGCATGAACCCAATTTTTTGTACTTCTTCTGCTCTTGCAATGTTCCTAATCGAAGGGTCTCTAATCCAATCAGGTATTTCAGTTTCTGATGTTGTTGTTCCGCCTTTGCTACTCATTTAAAACTCCTTTGCTAAAACCATGTGCTGTTCTTCCCAACCTTGGTTCTTAAAAATCTTCTTCCACCCTTTTCGACCAACTAGAGTCATTCCGACACAGCCTTGGGCTTTAGCCCATTTTACAACATCTTCGTGCATATCCGTTATATGTTCAAGTTTTCCACCTGCTAGGAAGACATGTAGGACTTTTTTATTAGGATACACTACTATCTCAGTAACAGCGCATCCTTTTTCATTAGCCCACAGTTGCATTTTCCCACTAACCACACCTTCTGCAACATCAATAAAATTATGAGAATTGTTGTCTTTATTAAGTGCTCCTTGAATCCACTCTCTACATCTTAATAATTCGTCTTTTACGTTCATGGGTCTAGTTTAACCTTTACCCAAACGCCATTCTTCGAGACCACTATTGTTTGATTGACTCTATCCCACATAAGAACACCGTCCTCTGCTGCTGACTCTCCTGACGTTAAGTGCCGTAATTTATCAGTATTGGTAGTTATATAAGAAACAAGGCGCTCTCCCCAAGTCTTCCAATCACTACCCATAGGAGGAGGAGGGCTAATCATCTCTTACCGCCTGCTCTAGCTTCAATTCTCATAACACCTGAGCGCCAATTAGCATTTCCTACACCCTCTACCTTCATTCTAATCTGTCTTCCTGTGAATCTAACGTCTGTAGGATTTGTTAGTGTGTACGGACCATGTGTTGTCTCTGTATCGTTAGGATAGAATCTAGTCTTAAATGTAACACTGACCTCTCCCTGAGTCTGCTCATCAGGAATTAAGTTGTTTACTTTCATTACTGCATCACCATTACCTAAACTAATAGGGCCTGACTCAGCATAAGGCTTATCAGCTCCATGTGTGTGTCCTGTTTCATGGTTGTATAGATTTCCACTAGAGTCACACCAAATAGGGTTAGAAAATACACCTCTATCAACACAAGCTGTTCTGTCTAGCGCTCCTGTAGACCAATGTCCTTCCTTGTAGTCTAAAGATACATATCTATCATTCTCTATAGAAGAGCCTGAAGGGTAGAAGAACCATACCTCTCCATGCTGTGAATTATGAACTGCGTAGGCTTTACTAATTTGGTTTCTATTTATATCATCAAAAACATAGTCTAGTACATCACATTTAATCTCTGTAGCTACTGAACCGTTGAAAGTATAGAAGCCTTTATGACCCATCCAAAATGCGCCTTCATCTACAGCTACAATAGCTTTTCTTGCTGCAATACCACAAGCAGTTCCAACTCTTTCAAATCCATATACAAACGGTGGTCCTGAATATGATGCAATGTGTGCGTCTTGGTCTGTCAATATAAGAGTTCTACCCCTCATACGAATACCACACATAATCTGCCCTGAAGTCTGTAACTCGAAGTCACCTGCTTCATTTGTTGCTGCTGCAGTCCAAACGGTATTATTTTCTCTATCACACCATGCAACCTTTCTAGGGTTTCCACCTGCTCCTAATGCAAATACAAATCTTTCTTCTGTAACTAACATCGAGTTATTATTAATAGGTGCGTTAGTTACTGCTGTTGGTAATACTGAAGTATTTAACTGCCATTCGTATATCTTTCCGTCCTTACTCGAACAGGCTAGTAAGTATTCACCCCATGTGTCTAAAGACCATGTTGTTGCTTCTTGATAAACACCTGATGCTGTTGGTTCGCTTCCGTAATTTGTTGCTCCATAGAAGCCACCGCCATATCCTAAATTCTGTGCTGCATCTTCGTCACCCACTGATAATCCTGTTGGAGTAATATCTGATACAACGTGTGAAGGGCTAACGGAGTGTAACTTATTGTATGTTCCTGCTGATAAATAACTATCACTAGAATTGTCTAACCATGAAATCATTGCTCTAGGTGCAGAGGCAAATGCTGAGGTTTTCCTAGTAGTCCATCCGCCCACAGGACGCATAGAGCCATCATGCCATCTAACTAGACTAGCTTCACGCCATCTATTAGAAGATTCAAAGTCTGTACCGTTTCTATGTACTCCGGGTGGTAATTGTAGTGGTATTAAACTCATGCTGCTTCTGTCCAATTAGTTGATGTTTCTGAAATAGTATCCCATGTATTTGTGTCATTAGATACAGCCGTCCATGTATTAGGGTCAACAGATACCGCTTCCCACTTCTCTCTAGCTATGATGAATGTAGGCGAGTTTGAAGACACCAAAGCATCTACATTTCTAATTCTTATAAAGTCTACGTCATTTATTAACGAATTAGCGGTTGTTGCTGCGCGCCCTCTATATATAAACTGCAATACCGCTGAAAGAGTTGTGGAGGCGGAAGCAATAGCCTCTCCTAGGTTAATTTTCTCTGCAGAAGCTGTTACTGCTGATGAGGCGCTTATTGAGGTGCTTACTAATCTAATTCTCACACAAGAGGCGGAAGAAGAGACAGAGGTTGCTGATACTATTGTCTGTAAGTCTGCTTCATCATATTCATGAAGTCCATACAAACCTGTACCGTAGGCAAACTTATCTGAACTCTCTAAAAAGAACTTTTCTGCATCCGCGGTAACTGTTGCGCTTGCACTAATGCTTGCTGTAGCAAATCTAATAGCGACACACTGAGCACTTGTAGAAGAACTAGAACTTACTGAGGCACTTCCGTCTTTAACTCTCACAGCGCTTGAGCTAACTGTAGAGGAAGGGCTAATTGATACAGTTACATATTTAATGCCTATCGCATTAGCAGTAATAGAAGAAGCTGCGGATATAGAAGCAGATACGGTTGAAATCTTAGATACTAATACCGATACCGAAGACTCTGCCGTTATGACTAATGGAAAACTGTCCTTATCAAAATTGTTTTCACCATAGTTTCCTGTGCCATAGGTGAATTTACCCGGTAGTACAAGATGATTTACACCGTACTTTCTTGAGTTATAACTTCCTTGGTCGTAAGCACCTAATGACATAGGTTATTCCGTTTAGTCTAGTGTAATATCTAAGTCGCCTGTCGGTACTCTAAACACATCGCCTGTATCAATAGACTTAGAAGAGGCTAGTGTAGCGTAAGCCATCAAGTTTCCACCTGTAACCGCATCGAATACACCAACATGAGACACTGTGCCCATCGAAGCCGTAGCTGTTGCATATTCCACCGCTGCAGTATTTGATGTTGTATTACCTGTTGTTGTAAATGCAACTGACTGACGTGCGTAGGCTGTGCCTGAAGTAGACACCTCTGTACCACCACCTGTTTCACCCGGTGCTGCTGTAAATAGAGCCAAATAGTGTGTAGATGGAGCTGTGTAAGCTGAACCTGCAAATACGTGGTCTAGTATTTCTGTTTCTAAAAAATTAGTAAATGACATTGTTTTCTCCTTTTAAGACTAACCTAAGCCTCGTATTTTAAGTTTTAAGCCTGAACCGCTATATCTTGCATTTTCAGACGATTGATTTAATTGCGATACTGCTGCAGAATACATCTGAGCCCATATAGCCACCCTTTCATCTTCTCCTAGATACGGTGCTGAGTGTAATAACGCTCCATAGAGGTAAACATCAGGCGCTTCTAGTAAAAGCCAATTATCTTCATTACTTACACTTAGTGCTGTTGTTTTAGCATAGTACAGTAATTCTGTGTTTGTTGTAGAAGAAGGTGTTGGATATAACTGAAACTGTCCATCTGCGTGTGTGTAGTGTGTTGGTGTTCCTGTAGCATCTTCATTAGAGGCCCTCTTATCCGACATTACTGCTCTTGAGATAAGATTTATAGGCGAAGTCCCGTTGTCTGTTATGTGAAACCTAATAGTCTCCATCCAATCAGCAGGAACTTGTGAGTATTCATCTCCGGGGTCTTGTTGACCATTAGAGCGTGATTCCATCTTCCAATGACGAATATCTCTGTTAATCTGAGACTCTGATAGAGCAATAAAGTTATCTATAGCTGATGTCAGGTCATCCCTATTAAGGAAGTCTGCTACTGCTGTTTTTAGAGTTGTAAATGTATTTATAGCCATATTTTATATTCTCTTCTATTTTACTTTACGAGCACGTACAGGAATACTTCTTGAGTTCAACCGATTCCTGTTGCTTAGAATCTGACTGTTAGTAAAAATGTTTTCCCCTCGAATAGGGGCGCTTCTGTTTATTTTTCCTAAATCTTTGTTTAGATATTCTCCTGCTTTAGCTTTAGAACCTGAGTAATCTGTTCTTGTTTTTGAAGGCAGTTTTACTGTGTCTATTCCTGAAGTGTTGATAGGCTTGTTTGCTATTTTATTTAGGTTTGGTGTTCTAAAATAATTTCTAACTTTATCAGCGGTAGCTTTTACAAGTTTACTGCCAAACATTGCGACTCTCATTTGAGGTGTCATACTCAGCATCATGCCAATAGCATTAGATTCTTGTTGTGGCGATAGCGTCAGTGGTTCAATGCCGTAAGTCTCATCATATTCAATAGTAGGCTCTTGAACTTCACCCGTGTAAGGGTTAGGAAATCCCATTGAGTTATTAGGACCAATAGACTCTTGACCACCTATTGTGTTTGAAAAAGAGCCGATTCCGGGCAC